TATAATTGCAGCGCTATTTTCAGTAAGCGCTCATGCTGCGACAGTGTCAATTGAGCACGGCATTTTTACTAAACATTACCAACACGATCCGCGAATGAATGAGAGCAATCAGTTTAACGCGATTGAGATTAGAGGAGAAAATCACGGCGCGAATGCATCTATGTTTAACAACACGTATGGAAATGATTCATTCACAATTGGAGGTTTCTATAACGTTTACGACAGTAAATATTTAGAAATCGATGGGATGTATGGAATTGTTAACGGTTATACGCAAGAGCAGCTTAGTTCAGTTTGCACCGGTGTAAATTGTATTTATGTAGCGCCGCGTATTACACTAAAGAAATCTATTAGTGAAAAAGTGTCTGCTAAAGTGTCAGCGCAATTATTTGGGACCGCTGTTATTGTTAGCGCCGGCCTTAGATATAGTTTTTAAATTGCTGTATAATAAAACAAAATAGGAGGTGATATGATAAACACGCATAATTTGATTGATGTATTTTTAAGTCGTGTCGTCTTTGTTTTGGAAAGCATTGCAGAGACTAGTCTGTACGTTATGAGCGAGATCAGAAGATTTATTTCTCGCCCATTGTTCTTAATTCAACTTTTTAAAACATGGCGAACATATAACGTTACCCATGCCAGTGGTGGCAACTAGGAGTATATAAAAGCAAAACTCAAAGCCCATTAAGTTGTGTTTTGAGATGCCAAAGACCTGATATTTTCAGGCGCTTTTTAAATTTAAGTGAAGTTAATAAATCGCAATTGTGCGAATAAAAGGAGAGAGCAGTGTTTAAGAAAATATTAGGTAAATTGGTTTCGTTATCAGTAATTATTGGAATGGCTGAAATGATATATTTTGACGACTTTACATACACCAATGTTTTTACGGTTTATTACAGTTTAATTTCAATTTTGTATTTCGTAACGATGACAATATGCGCCGTGTTCCTTTGCGCGCCATTGGATCATGATAAATCAAATGTCTGTTTTGATATGTTCACTAATTTATCAAAAATAAACTCAGGGTGGAGTGGCGTTATTAATTGGACATTAACTATCGCATCAGTGATTATGCTGCTTATGTGTGGGTATGTATTTATTGTTGTAGTATATGTAGCATCCGTTGGCGCGATTTTGTTAGTTTCAAATGCCGGCAAGGATTGGATTGTTAAATATAACGATTATCAATTTACAAAACAATAACGGCATCAGCGATCCACAAAAGGGGCTTAAACGCTCCTTTTTTATTGCCTGAGATTTAGTGTATAATTGATTTATAGGTTGTACCTAAATTTTAAGGGGGTGGCTAGTGGCTATCGAAATAAAACTAACAGATAAACAAGAGGCGTTTTGTAGCGAATACCCTATTGATTTAAATGCAACACAGGCGGCATTGAGGGCTGGGTATAGCCCAAACACAGCGCAAAGAATAGGAAGCGAAAACCTCTCAAAACCTCCTATTCAAGACAGAATACAATCAATTATGAAAGCGAGGGCTGAAAAGGCCGAAATTAACGCGGAATGGGTACTTGGACGGCTTAAACAGATTGATGAGCTAGATATATCAGACATTATGAACGACGATTTAAGCGCGTTTAAGAAGCTGCATGAATGGCCTAAGATCTGGCGTATATCAATAAGCGGTATCGATATAATGGCCATATCTGGTGGTGATAATGTAGAGCAGATAATTAAAAAAATAAAGTGGCCAGACAAAGTTAAAAACCTTGAAATGATTGGCAGACACTTAAGCGTAAAAGCTTGGGATAAAGATAAGGACAGCCAAAGCGGCGAAAGTCTAGCGGATTCAGTTAGCAAACTAATCGACAGGCTTCCTAATTAATGACGCTTAAAACTGGTAATTTTGCATTAGATAGGCAACTATCGAGATGGTATGAATTAAAAGATCATCCTGTGCAATTGAATCTAATAACGGCTGTCTTGCGTGGCATTAGATTCCCACTTGTTCCAGCGGGCCGAAGAAGCGGAAAGACTGAGCGTTTTAAGAGATTCCTTGTTAAGCAAGCAAACAGAATCGTTGGTCAGTATTTTGCGGCAGCACCAACTCATGGGCAAGCAGTAAAGATATTTTGGGCTGATTTACTGGCTATGACGCTATCGGTCACACATGAAAAGCAGCCATCCATTAGCGATAGAATAATTTACATGAACAACGGATCAGAGATTCACGTGCTTGGATTGGATAAACCACAGCGCATAGAGGGTATACCGTGGACTGGCGGCGGCATAGATGAGTTTGCAGATTTAAAGCCGGAGGCATGGGAGGCAAATATTTATCCAGCGCTGAATACTGTAAACCCAACTCGACCAGATTACCGCGCATGGTGTTGGCTGCTAGGTGTTCCAGACGGTTTAAATCATTATTATGATTTGTGTCAAATAGCTGAATCGGGTGGTAGCGACGATTACGAGGTCTTTCACTGGATGACAGAGGAAATATTCCCAGAAATGGCCGCCGAAGCAAAAAAGGTAATGTCAGAAAAACAGTATAATCAAGAGTTCCGTGCAGCATTTGAAACTGCTACAGGAAGAATATACGAAGATTTTAGTAAAGAAAATTCAACGGACGAAACGATACAGCCTCATGAGCAATTATGCTGGAGTCACGATCAAAACTACACGCCACTTTCAAGCTGCATCAGCGTTTTGCGTGGTGATGACATGTACATTCTTGACGAGATAGTGCTAATAAGCGCAGTGTCAAGAGAATCAGCTATTGAATTTTGTGACAAATATAAAGATCACAAAAACAAAACCGTCAGGCTGTTTGGGGATCCGGCCGGCAGGGCCGGAGAAAAACACGGGCACGCATCTGATTACACAGATATAAAAGACGTATTAAAAGGCAATGGGTGGACAGTTCGCGACGAAGTAGCAAAAAGCCACCCGGCAATAAAAGACAGGCAAAACGCAGTAAGAACAAAAATTAAAACAGCGGCAGGAACAAGATCTTTATTTGTAAACCCCAAAACCGCCACGTGGAGCTACAAGGGGCTTCAAACGGTGCAGCTAAAAAAAGGCTCAACATTTCAGGAAGATCAGAAAAACGATTATCAGCACATAACAACAGCCATCGGATATCAAATAGCTAAGATATGGCCTGTAAATAATAAACCATTAACAAGCGGATTTAGGGTCGGGTGATGAAATGACAGATAGCTATACAGATTTGCACAACAGGCATGAGGTTTATATTGCCAGGCTAGCCACGCAGCTACTTAATGAGCACGTATACACGGGCATTGATACTGCATATAAAGCTGCTCGGTTGATTCTTCTTGACGCTGATAATATTTCGTCGTTTACAAAGCTGAACAAAATCACGTCTGCAGTTACTGCTGAGAGCAACAAAATCATAACAGAATCTTGGCTAGGATTTACGTCAGAAATGGAAGATGCCGCGATTTATGAGGCAGAGTTTTATTCCAAGATGTACGGCACGGCAAACAATGTAGCGCTATCGTTACCCGCAAATACGGCGCTTGTTAGCTCGCTAAATAACTCATTAATGACGCTGCATAGCGGCAACCAGGTAAAATCTGACACGTGGATAGGCTACACAAAGAAAAACACAAGCGCGCTAACAGATACGTTTAACGCACAGATACGGGCTGGTTATTCAAATAATGAATCGCTCAATCAAATCACAAAGCGATTACGGACTGTATCGGACGGGATTCTAAAGCGTAACGCTGAGGCATTAGGACGAACTGGATTGAGTCATTACACATCAATGTCACGTGATGCGGTGATGCAGGCTAATAAAGATGTTGTGCCCAATAAATATGCTAACACTGTATTTGACAACAGGCGAACACTGCAATGCGCAGGTTATGCGCAAAATCCCGTTTATGCAATTGACGACAAAAGCGCGCCAACATTTCCAGCTCATTTTAATTGCCGATCTAATTGGCTGTATTTAATTGCGGGGCAAACAGAGCCACAGGGCACTAGGCCGGCAGTTGGCGGCGTTAGCGGCGAAGAGGCAGAAGCTAAATTTAACAAGCGAGAGCAGGCATTAGCTAAGCGCAGGTCGAATGTAAATATCACCGGTGAAACGTCTTCAAAAGTTAGATACAGAGGGCGTAAAGATAGCGACACGTTTAAAGCGGGGCAGATAAAAGGATCGACAAAATCAGATTCATGGCTGCGAAATCAGCCTGCGTGGTTTCAAGATTCATCGCTTGGTCCTGCGCGAGCAAAGCTTTTTCGCGAAGGCGTTCCGATCGACAAATTTACGGATATGACAGGAAGAACGTTAACTTTAAAAGAGCTAAAAGCAAGTGGAGTTTAATCTCGCAAATGCAGTGATATAATAACTAAAACAAATAGGATTAATTATGGCAACTAACATCACAAGAATCACCGGCAATGTAGATTACAATCTAATGCTGCCACACTTACTTAAAGTGCGCGATTGTGTGCGCGGGTCTGTTTTTATAAAAGGAAAACGCAGCACGTACTTACCTCATCCATCGAGCGTGGCAATAACTGACCCGGTGCAAATTGAGAGATATAATCAATTCCTAGCTGGCGCTGAGTTTGACGAGTTCACGAGCAACACTAAGCGCGTGCTGCTAGGGAAGTCAAAGTTAGATGATATTAAATTCACGCCACCCAATGGTTTAGAGTATTTAACCGAAGATGTGGATAAAGACGGACTGAGCATGAAGGGCTTGATAGCGTCGTGCTATGGCAATGTTCTTGAGGTCAAATGGCATTTGCTTGTGACTGATTACAACGGTTTATCAGACCTAAAACTAGATCAGACAGAATACTCAGCGCAAGATATTAAAGATGCCAACCCACGGCCGACGATTAGGCAGTATCCGCGCGAAAGCGTTATAGATTGGACGTACGAAAGAATTAATGGCGCGATGCAGTTAACATATATCTTGCTTGAAGAGACTGGCACGGATGCAGGAGAAGAATCTGGGTTGCGGAATACCGTTACTTCTCAGCTTAAATTGGGGCTAGATGAGCGTGGATATTATCAGCAAAAACGCACTGATTCAAAAAATGGAGAGTCATCTTTTGGCGAGAAAAACTATTTAATTGTTGCGGGCAAAAACCTAAACTTTATCCCGGTTTCAATAGCGTGTGATGAAGAATTTCAAACAGGAAACTTACCGCTTGATCTTGGATTTCTTGCGCCTATTGCTGATCTTGCATTATATAGATACCAGGTATCTGCAAAATACAAGTCTGCAATGAGCAGATTCATTCCATCAATGCACATAATGGGCGTTGACGAGGAGGTTTGGAAAACGTTCCAAATAGTAAACAGGCGTGATTTTGTGGCATGTGGAGAAGATGTAGCTAACATCTGGAGCGGGAGCAAAGAAAATCCGGTAACGGTTGAATTGCTTGAAGCTAGCGGTAGTTTGCAGCAGTTTGCTGACTACCTTGAATTAAATAAAAACACGGTAAGGGCTATGGGCGGCGTGTTCAAAACAGATAGCGCAACGCAGCGCACAGCAACCGAGATATTAGAAGAAGCAAGTACATCAACGGCTATATTAATGCCTATCGCCAATAATATTGAATCGGCAATCAATTGGCAGATTGCATATTGCGCAATGTTTGATGGGCTTGTTAGCGCTGAATACTTGGGTGAATATGTTGAATCAATCGAGCTTGATTTGCCCCGTGATTTTGGTGTTAGCAAATTGACAGTTGAAGAAATCAAAGCGTTGTTAGAGGTTTACTCTATGGGGCTATTGCCACGTGATGAATTCTTGAAGATTTTTGAGTTGGGCGGCTGGAGCATCTCAACAGCACAGGATTTGCTCGATAAATTAGATTCAGCAGGTTAATTTAATTACACTTTGCGAATGTCAAGAAGAATGTTAAACTATGCAAATTAGTTGTACTAATTAAAAATGGATGGAAATATGGAATTAACTACCGAACAATTTACAGCCTTACCAGATTACGCAAAAGCAGGGTTTGCAGAATCCGACGGGAAATATATTCCTGTCAAAGATGCAGCTTTAAAGTCTACGCTCGACAATCTTGATAAAGAAAAGCGAGCGCTTGAATCTAAGGTTGGAGAGCTTACAGTTTCAGAAGAAAAGCGCATGTCTGAGCTTGAGGCCGCAAAAGTATCTGCGCGTGATGAGGCTATACAAGAAGCTGCTAAGAAAGGCAATTGGGAAGAGCAAGAACGTTTATTGCGCGAGAAGTTTGCAGACGAGCTTAAACGCGAGAAAGAAAGCGTTCGCGGTGAAGTTACAAAAGAATTTACAGTTAAGCAATCAAGCGACGCTCTTAAAAGTGACGTTAAGCTCCTTGCTTCTGAGTTAGCCGTTGATGACTCTGCAAAATATGCGCTTGAAATATTAATTTCTCAGCGCGCTAAAATCGACGACAATGGCAACAGAATTTATTTAGGTGATGATGGCAGTGCCTTATCAATCACTGATTTAAAAGCGTTTAAAGAGGAGTTTTCTAAATCTCCGACTGTAGCGCGATTAGTAAAGGGCTTGTCCCAAACACAGGGGGGCGGTCTATTAACGGGCGGGGCGCTTGGCGGCAGTGCTGCAAAAACAAACGCAAAAGCAGAATTAGCGAAAAAAAATCGGGATGGCGTAGGCCTCCTATCAGCTCGACTTAACGAGCATTTTAATAAATAAGGCAC